GACATAACACGCGATAAGATTTTAAACTCTTTACGCATTGCATAATGTAATCTTTTATGAACAGCGCTCATGACACGTGAGCCTTGTTCCATCATAGCCATTGTTGTTCCGACGGCCGCGTTCTCGTTACCGTCGCCCACGCGCATATCTGTAATAGTCGCGAACCGTTGACCGGCTTGTACAACAAAACCTAGCAAATTAAATAGGGTCTGGTCGGGTCCTTTGAAAGGAAGTGGCATTAAACTGTCGCGAATAGCGCCGCCCGGAGCGTCAACATCTCTAAATTCGCCCGGTTGTAGTGGATCATCGTCATCCCTGATCCGTAGGCCGCGGGCCTTGAAACCTGCAGGAAGGTTCGAAAGTGTACCCGCATCAATTAATTGTCTTAAAGAAGAAGTAGCGGCTCGCGATAAACCACCAATTGTGTGGATTAACCCTAAACCATAGAAACCAAACCCCGGTAAGAATTTGAAATGTGTGAAGTATTGTATTTTTTTCTTACGTTCGTCGTCTTCTAAGTAATTTCTACGAATAGAAAGTATTTCACCATTGTCTTCAGAAATAGTAACAATATAGGGTACCTTGATTCCAGTAGGTTCATCATCTTCACCTAAGTCTTCGTAACCTTCTAGGTCCAAATCTACATGGCATTCCAGTATAGTACAGTCATAATCTATTTGATTAGGTTCAAACCCTTCAATACGGTTCATTTCACCTTCTAATTCAGACATTTCACCTTGTGCGGGGATAACATCAACGTCTAAATATGTACCCGCAACCTGTCTTTTACGTAAATCGTTAAGAGACATACGTACAACTTGCGTGATATTAGGGCAGGTTTCTAGGTCGGCAGTCTCGTAAGGAACAACTAAATTTTCTGCAGGAACGAACTTAGATACTGCGCGGCCTAGGGTTTCATCATAGTATGTTTTTTTAAATGTGGAACCCGCCAAAGGTAAATAAAACAACATTTGGTCCATATCAGGTGTATATTCTTCCATTACATCCGTAATGTAGTAGTTCATAAACTGACGAACGCGCGTCGATTGTTGTATCTTTTCAGGTGTATCGTCACCCATAACAACAGTTTTTACAGGACCGCCCGCAGGAAGTAGTTCATTAAAGGCTTGCGCTTGGAATTGTGTGGCGGCTTCCGCCAGTAAAGGGTGCGTAACCCCCGAGGCTCCTCTAAAAGGCTGTGTTCTCTCGTCATAAGTAAAACCAAGAAGCTCTAAACCATTCGTGTAAGCATCTTCCCAGTCTTGTCTTGACGCTTTGTTAGCATCAAAATCACCCAGTAGTTCACTCGATATCCTTGCAAGTTCCCTATCGGGTATCTCTTCAGCAAGGTTTGCATGGAAGTCGTCATTTGTTCCGCGTTGGTCTTGTGGATCAAAGTCAACTACAACACTTCCGTCTTCCTCAGCCGTTATTTCTATACCATCCGAATCTACGTCGGTAGCCATCATAACTTCACTGTTAGGAACTTCTAATATAATTTCTGCGGCTATATCTTCGCGGTCAATTTGTGACGGTACATCCATCAGACCTGCATTTGGTGAACCATTTGCCATTTTTAATCCTCGCTTGGACTTGAACGTCCTCTTTCCATAATACGTTCAAGCTGCTTTAACATTTCTTCGTTAGCAAGACGTTCGCCCCGAGCTTCCATGCCCGCCGCGTTAAAGATACGCTGCTCTACCGCTTGATTGCGTTTATCCATTTTACGCGCAGGAGCCTCTTTTTTCACAGCATCCATCAACGCTGAAATACCTAAGCCCTCACGTGTAGGGCGCATAGACTCTTCCAATGATTCTGTAGTATTTGCAGGGTCATACTTTTCACCTAAGCGGTAAGGGGTAGCTCCGGGAAATTCTTCTTGCAAACTCTCCATCTGATCTTTCATAGAAAGAATACCTTCGCGCGTAAGATCCATAGTAGATTCAGGGTCCGTGATCCGCATTTCTTCTACACGGTCCCTTAAAGAACCAAGGCCTTCTCCGAACATAGGACGCGATTCTGTTGTGTCATAAGTATTAGCAGGTTCGTATACCTCGTCTGGGCGGTAAGGGTCAAAGCTAGGCTCCTCATATGGGAAAACCTTATAATCATTCATGTTCAAAGGTTCTGGAAACTCTACAGCCGCCCCGCCGTCTTGTAAGTAATTAATAAAACCGCCTGCCCCTAGATTTACTATAGTGTCCATTTGGTACCTTTTAATTCAAACATTAATAATAAACCTTTACTCTAGCAGAGGTTTCCTCTTGATCCCAGTCATCTGTTGGTAGCTGAACAAAGTTGCCTTGTCTATAACGCATCAAGGCTTGTGTCATACTATCAACTAAGTCATCATACTCCCCATTCGGAAAAGCTGCAACCTCCTCAATCAATTCATCCGAAAATGTTTCATCAGGAGCCCAAACCATACCCGCTTCGAAAAGTGGTGATACACTATGTACTCGTGTCACCTTATCATTACCACGGCTCGGTGTAAAGTTAACAACGGGTATTCCTAAATTTCTTAATTCTTGTGTCAAAGGGGTCCCACTCGCTTTCGCTTCTATAATAACAGAGTCCGGTTCCCAAAATTTATAATTATCTAAAGCAACCTGCTTAAGTTCAGGAAAATCCCAACGACCCTTCTTACTATCTAATAAAATAATATTGGGACCCGAACCACCCTCATTAGGATAAAACACTCCCCACGTCGTAATCGCAGAAAAGTCCGCCGTCTGCTTCTTACTAAACGCCGTATCATAACTTTGTATAACATACTCAAGCTGTGGTATCTTCTCCTTTTCCCATATATTCCACCACTCACGCTTTATTATAGCGTTTTCCTCACCCGTAGGTTTTTGTTGATATTGCGCGTTCCACTTAGACGCGGGTATAGATGCGCGGACCGAGATTAAATCATCGAGGCTCCAAAACTCAGGCCAACAAGGGGTCCCGTCATCAAAAATTGCAGGCAACTCAACAACTTCCCATTGATCCGCTAATGGATCTTTAGCCATAGCCTTTAAAAGTTGACCCGTCATATCCTTTTCAGACCACCGCGTTTGAACCAAAACAATAGAACCTCCCGGTTGGAGCCTCTGGCGGGGGCCCCCAGTGTACCAATCCCAAGCATCCTCAAAACCTGAATTAGACATAGCCGTCTGTTCCGAATGCGGGTCATCAATAATCACTAAGTCACCACCACGGCCCGCGAGGTTTGAACCCACACCCACCGCATAATACATTCCACCCTTGTTCGTGTCCCACCGACCACTGGCCTTACTGTCTGCCGCTAACTTTACTTCAGGAAAAATATCTCGAAACTCGTCCGACTCCAACAAGTTCTTAGTCTTACGACCAAAGTTTACCGCAAGTTCCGTCGTATGCGTCGCTTGAATGATCTTCTTATTCGGCATACGGCCCATGAACCACGCAGGAAATAAATAGGAAGCAAACTCACTTTTCGTGTGCCGCGGAGCCATATTAATAATTAAACGCTTCAACTCACCACGCGCCACGCGCTCTAGCTTTTCCGCAATGATTTTATGATGACGGCCCGCGATGAAATCAGGCCAAACCGTTTTTACAAAAGTTAAAAAATCATTTTTACATTTATCATTCTTCTCGAGCTGTGCAAGACGAAGCTCTAACTTAAGTTTCTTCTCTTCTAATAATACATTTTTATCTAAGCTCATAGGGGTCCCTAGCCGTTTTTTTTATTACTTAGCACATATCGTATGCGATAAAAAGCATAAATATAAGATCTAAGTTTAGATTCAAATTTTCATGTAATTATTTGCGCGGAACATGGTCTTTACTCTGTTTCTGTACAAATGCTTTCTTATTCTTGTCTTTCGTGGCGTGGTGCGTTGTCCGCGTCAATAACCTTAATTCTATAGGGTACCTTAAACATGAATCACGCGCCGACTAGGCGCGACTTTTTCAAACATGAATCACGAGCCGACTAGGCGAGTTCTATTATCTCCTTTTTTTAGCATAAAAAAAGCGACCATATGGCCGCCTTTAACATTATCTAACACAAGTTTTGATGGGGTATTCCCAGTCATTACTGGGCACCCGGTCATGAATAGCCACAGCTCCATACCACTTGCCGCCTATTAACTTTTCGCAAAGTTTTCCGAACCTTGAGTCGGAGCAACCCGCATAGTTTCCACCGAACATGTTCCAGTCATTTTTCTTAGAGTCGGGAATCAAACTAAGTATTTTCCACCGACCCCTCCCCTCGACTACTAGAGTTGCGGCAGGATAATCTGCGCAGGGTTTGTGCGGCCCTTCTGCGTTCATCACTGTAAACCCCCGGGCGGTGTGGGATTCTCCGCCGTTGGTGCAATCGTAATTATGGAACCAATCACCTTCCCGGGTGACTGGTTTGTAAACATCTACGTGAATCCCCATGACTAAGAATCCACCCGGTCAAGGTCGAATATCTCTAGCTCGCATACTGAGTGACCTTCGTTAATAGACTGGTTCGCCTCGAACAGGTCTCGCCTTAGAAGCAATACAACATCAATTCCAAAGAGTTGCTCCATCAGTGTTTTGATTTTCATCAAGCTTTGGTTAGCCTCGTTCACCCTGCCACAGTTTTGCATCATGGCCATAAACTCAAGTTGAAATCTAATAGTTGAGATTTGTTTTGTTGTTACTGTCATTTTGATTCTCCGTTTTGACAATTTCGGGAAGAATTTCCCTTAACCTCTTCTACGTTATTATGGGATTTAATGCAAGTCCCAATATACCTATGCAAAAACGAATAGATTTAAACCCTCATAAACTCTGGTTTTTTAGAAGGGGCAGCGGTTACCGGGGAGCGTGTGTTATGCAAAAACGCCGTAACATAAAAAACCCGCCTCCGGGGGCGGGTTTTCATTTTTAGAAATGGATCACCATTTAATCAAATCTAGTAACTGCCGATTCAGCGGTTACCGGGTTGTATAACGCCACAATGTCATAGTCATAAATATGACACTTCAAAACATCTAACCTTAGAGGCCTATCATCGTTATGAAGCTTTATATTTACGGGCTCATAAACAATAAGAGTTGTTACTGGATTCATTGGCGGGTCTTCCGGGAAGTGATAAACCCCTTTAGAATTTACGCGGCCTCGGTTCATAACGCTATTTGAATCAAAGCCACTGTAACCGATAACCATCTTTGACTTGATATATTCAAAAACTTGGACGCTATCCCATTTTTCATGTTTATACATTTCTTCTACTAGCAGGTGGCTGAAAGCGTCCTGAAATAACTGACTTACAATAAAGGTCTTATGGTGAAAATATTCGTCGGGCCAGTTTTTCATCTCATTGTCATGATTTGGATTCCAACCCTTGTTTCCTATTTTTAAATCATGAAGCTTGAAATTAAATCGCTGTCTTTGGTTTAATGTGTCCATTTTAATTCTCCGTTTTAAAGTTTGCGCGGAATTATTCCCGCCCCTTATTTATAAGATAATATAAGATAAAGTCAACTCCCATAAAAAAAAGGCCGCTCACGGAGATAAGCGGCCTTCCGTTGTTAACGGTTCCCGGGTTAAGACTTACCCATCGCCAAAAGCTCCGAGTCACTAACCCCGCTCCAAGCATCAAAGTGATTAAGCGGAGTCGTGAAATCGTTGTAAAATTTACGTGTGTGATTATGTACTAAAAAATTCCGAATAGATTCATCTAAACTGAAACCCTCCGCCCGGTCCGCTTCAAACCATTCAAGACAAAGCTCGGAAAGCTCCAAAGGTTTTTTAAAACCGATTAAATTATATTCTTGAATATAGTCATTTACTGCTTTTAAAAGTTCTGTCATTTTATAACTCCTCTTTCACCAAGTCAAAACGTCTATCGGGCTATACGGTAAACGCGGCTGTTCGAACTCCTCTAGTTGCTCTTCAACAGCCCATAAAATAGCGGTTTCAATAGACTGTAAAATAGCGGACTCGCTCAATCCCACCTCGTCGGTTTTTCTGTAAGCCGCCTCAAGAATGTCGATGCATTGAGCGTCGGACGGTTCCCATTTAATAGAATTTGCGTCTATCACCTCGCGAACGTCAACGGGTTCAAGTTTCACGTTAAAGGCTAATTTGTTAGTATTGGAATAAAAGAAATCCTCTAAGATTCTCAAGTTTTTATAAGCGCCCGGTTCCAAATTTTTGGTAGCTATTTCACGCGGGTTGATTGCTTCTAAGCCTTCCTCATACTCTTCGGAGTAGTGGCGGGCTTCTTGGGGACCGTAGTCCAAAAGATATTCTTGGAACGCGTAATTTGCTTTTTTGAACTCGTCATTAGTCATAGTTGATTCTCCAATTTTTAAAGTTTTAGAGCCGCGGCTCATACCCCGTTATGCACGGGTCGCGGCCCCTTGTCAATATCGCATATAAAAAAAGCCGTTGCGCCTCGTAGGTTTGGAGCAACGGCCCCGGGGCGGGGCCCGCCTTAATTAACTGTTTTAACCTAAGGCG